GGAACCTCTGATGCCTTCGTATTCCGGCGTCTGGTCGCTTTCCCAGCAGCTTCAGGCGGTGGCGGCTGGAAATTGGCCGGTGCCGCCGCAGCAGTTTATCGCCGTGGCGCATTCCACCACACCATTCGTCACCGCTTACCCGTGGAGCGACAGCGGTTTCGGCGTGAAATTTGCCAATCCAGCTACGCTGCCTACCGGAGAGTGCACCGGCGTAACTTTCACCACCTCTGGGAACGCCATCGCCTTGGCGCATCAAACTACGCCGTTTATCACTGCCTACCCTTGGTCCGGCGCTGGTTTCGGCACGAAGTTTGCGAACCCGGCAACGCTGCCCGCAGGAAACGGCGAAGGCGTAGCCTTTACCCCTTCAGGCAACGCTATCGCTGTGGCGCACTTCACATCGCCCTTTGTCTCCGCTTACCCGTGGAACGGCAGCGGGTTTGGTACGAAGTTCGCCAATCCGGCATTGTTGCCGGCAGCAATTGCTCGTGATGTAACGTTCAACCCGGCAGGCGACGTTATTGCCTCCATATCTGGCCAGCTTGTCAACGCTTACCCGTGGAGTGGCGGCGGCTTTGGTACTCGATTTGCCTACCCGGCCACTTTCCCAACAGGAAACGGGTTAGGCCTTGCTTTCTCGCCTAGTGGCAACGCCATCGCCGTAGCGCATTTCTCAAGCCCATTCGTTACTGCCTACCCGTGGTCTGGGGCGGGCTTTGGAACACAGTTTTCTAATCCGGCTACATTGCCGCCGGGCGACAGCTACGGCATAGCTTTCTCCCCAGATGGCAACGCCATCGCTCTAACGTACAATACGTCGCCATACGTCACCGCCTATCAGTGGAGTGGTAGTGGTTTTGGTACAAAGTTTACCGATCCTGCTACGTTACCGGCGGGCTTTTCTCAAGGCGTAGCCTTTAACTCCACTAGTAATGCAATTGCCGTGGCGCACGCTACGTCCCCCTTCGTTACCGCCTACCCGTGGAGTGGCAGCGGCTTCGGTACAAAGTTCACCAACCCAGCTACGTTACCGGCGGGGCAAGGTATCGACGTGGCCTTTGGGCTGATTTAACCAAGGAGCACAACACATGATCGACCTCAACGAAGAACGCACCAAGATCCTCACTGACGCCTACGAGCACCGTCAGCGCGAGGTCATGCACCACCAGATCAACATCGACAATTACCAGTTGGCGCTGCAAGAGATTGCCGAGAACCACGCCGACTGCGAAGTGATGGCCGAGTTTGCTATCCGCCTACGCGAACTGCTGGGTAGCTCGCTCGTTGAGCAGGCAAAAGAAACCATCATGCGCGACGTGATGGCCAAGCAACTGGAGGCTAACTGATGTTCTACTACCTAAATCCCCCCGGCGGTTCGGCGGTGTATCCCTACACCCTGACCGATCTGCGTCTTGCCAACCCCGGCGTGAAGTTCCCTGTGGACATCACCGACGCCATTGCGGCAGAGTATCACTGCTTTCCGGTGCAGCCGACCACTCCGGACAATGCCCCGACTGGCAAGAAGAACGTGCGCGCCGCGCCTGAACTGGTGGACGGTATGTGGTTCGAACGCTGGGCGCTGGCGGACATCACCGCCGACGAAACCGCCGCACAGTGGTCTGCCGTGCGTGCCGAGCGCAACGCCAAGCTGGCCGCGTGTGACTGGACGCAGCTTGCCGACGCTCCCGTGGACAACCTCCAGTGGGCCGTCTACCGCCAAGCACTGCGCGACTTGCCGAATAGCCAGAGTGACCCGTTTAACGTCGTCTGGCCGACTGCGGGCTAATGAGCAATCGTTGGCCCGGCGGCCTGATCCGCAAGACACCTGTGACGCCCGCTGGCCCGTTCCAGAACGGTGCGGCTCCGGGCGTGTGGACGCTTGCCGAGGCGGCGTATTGGGCGAAGCAGGGGCTGTGGCCGATTGCGGGGAACAAGCAACAGTTTATCGCCGTGGCGCACCAAACTTCGCCCTTCATCACCGCCTACCCGTGGAGCGGCAGTGGCTTTGGTACGAAGTTTGCCGACCCCGCTACGCTGCCAGCTGGTAATGGCCAAGGCGTAGCGTTTACCTCCGCAGGGGACGCTATCGCCGTAGCGCACCAAACTTCGCCATTCGTCTCCGCCTATCCGTGGTCTGGCTCGGGTTTTGGCACTAAATACGCTGATCCAGCTACGCTGCCAGCTGGCACCGGGAGTGGTGTAGCCTTCAGCCCAACGGGCGACGCCATCGCTGTGGCGTCATCTAGCAGCCCTCGTATCTCCGCATATCCGTGGTCTGGCTCGGGTTTCGGTACGAAGTTTGCTAATCCGGCTACGCTTCCTACTGACCAAGGCCGAGGCGTAGCCTTCAGTCCATCTGGCAATGCTATCGCTGTAGCGCACCTTACGACGCCATTCGTCTCTGCCTATCCGTGGTCTGGCTCTGGCTTTGGCACTAAGTTTGCTAATCCGGCTACGCTGCCTACGGGAGATGGCAACGGCGTAACCTTCAGCCCATCTGGCAACGCTATCGCGGTAGGTCACGCTACCTCACCCTTCATCTCGGCCTACCCTTGGAGCGGCAGCGGTTTCGGTACGAAGTTTGCTAATCCGGCTACCGCACTGCCCGGCGCTGGTAACGGCGTAGCATTCAGTCCAGCGGGCAACGCCATCGCTGTAGCGCACCTTAACTCGCCCTATGTATCCGTTTACCCGTGGTCTGGCTCGGGTTTCGGCACTAAGTTCGCTAATCCGGCTACGCTGCCGGGAGTAACCGGGAGTGGTGTAGCCTTCAGCCCAACGGGCGATGCCATCGCCGTATCGGACTACTTCGGTTCCATCATCTCGGCCTACCCTTGGTCTGGCTCTGGTTTTGGTACGAAGTTTGCTGCCCCGGCTACGCTGCCTACTGGTGTTGGCCGAGGTGTGGCCTTCGGCGCAGCATAAGGAAACCCCATGATTGAGCAGCTCATCAGCCGGGTCTGGCCCGAACCACCCACTACGTGATATAGTCCTGTGTCGCAGTTAGAAAGGAGGTAGCGCTATATGTTTGGTTTTACTTCCTTCGCTGTAGCACCGTTTGCGGCGCTGTCGGGCGTCACTCTGCAGCCGGCGCTGTTCACGAACACGAACACGTTCTACAGCCCGACGGTTGCACCCGGAGCGGTGACACTCGCCCCGGCACTGTTCACGAACACGAACACGTTCTACAGCCCGACGGTTGCGCCCGGAACGGTAACACTTACCCCCGCGCTGTTCACGAACACGAACACGTTCTACAGCCCGACAGTCACGGGCGGCGTAGTCACACTGCTGCCGGCGCTGTTCGTCAACACGAACACGTTCTACAGCCCGACAGTCGCGCCCGGAGCGGTGACACTGCTGCCGGCGCTGTTCACGAACACGAACACGTTCTACAGCCCGACGGTTGCGCCCGGAACGGTAACACTTACCCCCGCGCTGTTCACGAACACGAACACGTTCTACAGCGCCACGGTGACGCCCGGCGCGATCACACTGCTGCCGGCGCTGTTCACGAACACGAACACGTTCTACAGCCCGACAGTCGCCTCCGCGTACACGATCGCCCCCGCGCTGTTCGTCAACACGAACACGTTCTACACGGCGGCCCTAAGCTATGATCAAGTCATAGAACCGGCCCTGTTCGTCAACACGAACGCGTTCTACAACACGTTTGCCTACCTGTACCCGTTCCACCCGAACGACGTGCGCCCCGGAGGCAGCAGCGTCGTCCCGGGTCCGCGCGGGCCTATGCCGCCAGCGCCGAACGCGGCGCGCGGTGCCATGCCCCTATCTACATCTGTACGACAACCGATGCCCTTCCAGTAGAGTTTACACAGCGAGCGATCTTTGGTATGTTGCGACCGCCAGAAATGTTCGCCCGCCGTGGCAAGCTGCTGCCCTGATACAGCGAGCACAATGACATGGCTTATTCCAACACGGTATCGCAGACGGTGTTTACGACGCAGCGCGTTATCGACAACGCCGTGCGTCGCTGCCGTGTGCCTGCGGAACAGATCACGGCCGAGACGATCAGCATCGCCAACGACATGCTGTACCTGCTGCTGTCGGACCTCGCCAATCAGGGCGTGCCGCTGTGGTGCATCCAGAAGTGCATCTTCCCGCTGTACGAGGGCACGCCGACGATTACGACCTACACGGGCACGGTCGACCTGCTCAACACCAACCTGCGCTCACTGCAAGAGGTGACCGGCACCAACACCGACACCTCGACGAGCCGCACAGTGAACTTCGGCAGCGCCTCCGCCGCCACCGCAGTCAGCACGGTGGGCATCCTCTGGTCCGCCGCAGCCGTCCCCGTATCGCTGCAGCGCAGCATTGACAACGTGACGTGGACCATCATTCAGAACGAAGACCAGACCGCCGCCGCCGGCCAATGGACGTGGTTCGACCTGAACAGCAGCGTCGCCACCCAATACTTCCGCGTCGTGGCCATCACCGGCACGCTCGGTTTCAGCCAGATCTACCTCGGCAACACGCCGACCGAGATCCCCATGGCGCGCATGAACCGCGACGATTACACCAACCTGCCGAACAAGACGTTCCAGTCGAACCGGCCCCTTCAGTTCTGGCTCGACCGTCAGGCGCAGTCGCCGGTGCTGAACCTGTGGCCCGTGCCGAACGCGCAGGCCACCGTCTATCAGGTCGTCACGTGGATCCAGCGGCACATCATGGACGTCGGCACCATGGCGCAGGAAGTGGAAGTGCCGCAGCGCTGGTACGAGGCTATCGTGTCCATGCTGGCCGCCAAGATGGCGATGGAGATGATCGAGGTCGACCCGCAGATCCTCCCGATGCTCGACAGCAAGGCCGCGCAGGCGCTGGCGATCGCGCAGGCCGAGGA